TCCTGCTCTGCCATCATCTGTGAATGTCGCAATCTTAACCGTAGAGTTTAGGAGATTGCCTATGAGCTGTCTGTGGGTTAGTTCTTCAGCAGATACACTGATAGAGAAACACAACAAAAAGGTCGCAAGAATGTGTTTCACCATCCGCTGCCGCCTCTACCTCGGAACCTTCTATTTTGTGCTGTAGTATGTGGATCATATGCTCTTGCAGGCATTCTGTTTACGATTGTGTAGTTTGTATTTGAGTTACTACTTGAACTGGTTACATTAGTAGATGCATCAGTTACACCGAAACGTCTTGGCATACCACTTGGTCGATTATAAAGAGCATTAGCAGCCTGAGCAGTTGTAGGTGGTGGTGCTACAACCGATGAATGGGGACCCTGTGAACCAGGCTCTGATGATACATTACTTTGTATAATTTGTCCTTGAGCTGTAGCTTCTCGTTCATATTGAGGTGCCAGAATTCGAGCGGCCTCTCTTGCATCTTGGCCATGTAACCACAAGTTACCATTCTCATCAGGTACGGCCCGATCAGCCAAATCATCATGTCCCATTTCTCGCAGTTTTTCTATCGGTGCGCCACCTATTGAAGTTTCGTCAGCGGCTTCCATGCCCCCCATTGCACTTGCTGTTTTACTTTTCTTTTTTCGTTCAGCAACAGCTGCGTCTATATCAGTAGCTGACTCATCTCTTGGAGCAATTCCTGCCGCACCAGCACCTGCTTTTCTCTGAGCTAGTTGAGCTTCAATAAACTTTTTATCATCCTTACTAATGTCGTCATCATCTAAAATAGCCTGGAGTTGTGCAGTAGGAGCATCTTTAACCTTACTCCTATCAACTTTACTATCACGCATCGAGCCATATCCTATTTCTTCATATAAACCAGATTCGACTGCTTTATCAAGAGGATCACTTTCTCCCATTAACCATTTTGCCACTTTATCTGGAAGGAAACTCGATAATAGACCGGCCCAATCTATATCAAATATATTAGCAAAGAAATCACCTATACTATTCATACTCTCCTGGATAGGATTCCAAATCCAACCTAAAATACCCTCTGGGAAAGTTTCATTCCATTTGGTTGATATCGCATCAGCCATATTACCCAATTTTTCACCAATCCAAGAGAACACCGCACCAAGAGTATTGTCCCAAATCCAACTTAGAATACCATTCGGGAACCATTCTGCCCATTTGGCTGATATGGCTTCACCTAGATCAGAAAGTTTTTCGCCGAACCATGTAAATGCTGCACCAATTGTATGATCCCATATCCATCGTGCAACATTTCCTATTCCTTCCCACAACTGAGCCAATGCTGCTACAGGATCAGTAAATACTAACTTAATCCAATCTACAACCGCGCTGATAGCATCTCTTATAGGATCAAAATATTTCTTTGCCATTGCTTCACCATCTACACCAAACAAATCCAATATTGAGGTTAACATATTTCTAGCAGTGTCCATAACATATGTGCCTAAATCTTCAAAAACTCCTAGAATAGCAAATATCTTTTCTTTGAAACTCATATCGCCCCAACCTTCAAACCGGGCAACTATATTATCAGCCAAATCTCTTATAAGGTCTAATTGTACAAGAAAAAAGTCAATTACAGTAGGAAGACCAGTGTTCATAACCCAATCTTTTACCTTGATAGCAATAGGCATAACAATATTCTCTACAAAATCTGATATTGCTGGAAACAAAGTATCTACAAGCCAATCTTTTATTTCTCCTACCTTTTCTTTTATAGGTTCCCAAAACTTCATGGCCAGGCCGAGGAGTACTGAACCAAGGAGTAAAATAAGCATAGCTTTCCATTTCAAAAACTTCTTTACAATTCTACCTATTGCTTTAAATGCTTTTCCTAGTTTACCAAATATGCCGTCACCGGACGGAGCCTCTCCATCATCATCACAACTAGCATCTCTAGTTTCTAATGCCTTTTCTGTTGCTACTGACGAATCAACTTTAGATTTCTTTCTAGCTGCATTTTCTTTTAGAGCCTCTGCATGGATATCTTCTGTTGTTTGCCATGTATCCTTGTGCAGACGAAGCATCTCATCTAGAGTATACTTAGAATGCTCCAATATTTCTTTGATTTCGTCAAGTGTAGTTGCTTCTGTTCCACCTGACATGGTTGATATCAAGGGAAGTTTTTCTGCAATTTTCTCTGTTACTTGACCAGCAGCCTGCTGTTTGAATGCCCCGGCAATAGTTTCAGTTGTAGATGCAGGTCCACCCGCTATTGTTTCGGTACTTTTCTTTACCCCACCAACAAACGGCTTCATAAACATCATGCCAAGAGTTTTTACAAAATTTGGCGCCCTATTTAAAAAGCCTGTTATGGGTGCTAGTATGTCATTTCTAAGTTGTTTTCCAAGATCAGCAAAAGACATCTCGCGAACAGTTTGTCGCATAGATTTCTCATACCTTTCCTGTTCCTTTCGAAGTTTAGCAGTTTCTTTTTTGAGTTTGCGAACCTGCTCACCTTCCTTAGAACGAGATTCTTCTAATTCTTCTTGAGCTTTTACTAATTCTTCTGTTGCAGCCGTTAATGACATTTACTTTTTACTCGCTGCGGGTTTATGTCCACTACCGACATATAAACCAAACCATGCGGCACCGGCACCTACGATTGTAGATATAAACGCTGCCTGTGCATTGGTTGGATCAGGTAGTCCCATAAACCATTGTGTTGACATCCAAAACACATAACCATAAGCTATCATCAATAGTCTAGGTATCAGTCTCAGAGTATCCATGAACCCTGCTGTCTGATTGTACCATGTCTTACTCTGGTCAAACCCCTGTATCACCAGAAAGTCCGACTTATCAACTTCGTATGTTTTCTCTGTTACTAATACTTGCGTGTCTTTATCAGCCATATTATCTTCGTGCTTCAGCTTTTCTTTTTTCCTCTTCTTCTTTCAAATAATTCATTAACATAGCAACGTAAACTACTCTTTCCCACGGTATCATATGTTCTAAATCATGGTATGAATACTTGTGATGTTGCATCAAACCAAAATTTAGTTTTATATGATTTTCCAAGTTATCGTGAGAAAGAGCTATGAGAAAAAACTTTGCATTCCCTCCAATGTTGTTTTTAATTTCTTTTTCGTTTTAGGATTAGTATATTCCACATCATAAGATAGTCTTGGCATACTTGTGAAAAACTCTTGAATTTGTAAAAATTGTTCTGTGTTTAAACTATCTAAAAAAGTGTCTAAATCTTTCTGTGTAAAATCTCCCCTTTCATGTATTTCTTCGCCGTGATAAACTCTCTTAACGCATCGGCCAATTAACTGAAAAACCTCTGCAGCATTAGCTTGACCCAAGTCTTGTACCGTTTCAAAGGTAGGATAATCCATTTCTACTTTGATGGCATCAGTTAAATCAATAATATTTTTATGACCTTTTTTAAATTTTACATTTACCTTGTCTAAAGGAATTTCTACCGGAACGTATGTCTCGTTATCATCTGAACATAAAATATTTACATTTGCTACTTCACCCACCGATTTGGATCGTATTCTTAAAAAGATATACTCCAAGTCAAACATAGGTATAAAAACTGAATCTACTTTTTCAAATGTGCAATTATTAACAATCTGTCTGACTGCTCTAATCATTGCACCTTCATCTTCTTCCTCCATAGCAATTAGAAGTATTTTTTCCTCTTTAACTAGAAAAGGTCTATATGTTATTTTCTCCTTCGTTGAAGGTACTACCAACTCATAGGTTGGTGTATTAATTACTGGTAAACTCATAATATTATTCTCATCTCCTCATTATGTTATTTATTTCCGCCAGTCCCCTTTCTGAGAAGCAACACTCTCCCTACCAGCTCCATCCCCAAAGGGATTAGCTGAAGTTGACACTGGTTGAGCAGGACTTGGAAAGAATGCTTGATCTGCCGGATTTGGCACTGGCTTCCCAGGTGAAAATGTCTCATCAATAATTGGCGGATGTCTATCAGAGGCCCTAATTTGTCTTTCGGTACGCTCTTTCTCGCTAGGTTTAGATTTGGGTTCCTGATATGGTGCAGAAACAAATGGTGGTTTTTGATATGTGGGAGGAATATTAACACTATCCCACCATCTAAAAGCAAATTCTATTGTAACTGTTTGATATGCTCCATTAGCACCGTAAGAATATTCCTGACCATTAATTGTCTTTGGATAAGCTTCATAAACAGTTACTTTATAACTATCTTCTTCTTTTCTATCTAGGGAAATCAGCTCTATATTACTTATATATTCTTTGTAAAATCTAGCCTCCCAACTTTCTTTATTCACCATATGATCCTGCCAGTTTTCAAAAAACTTTTTCTCTGGTTGACCCGTTGTACATATAAAAGTCATAGAAAAGGGACCATATGTAAATGCGTGTGCAACTTCTCTCTGTGGTCCATATCGTAATAAATCTGTTGATGCTCTAAGATTTTGCCCGGGAAAACTTACAGATTCAGCCATATACTCAACATACCTATTTCTTCCAACAGGTGGCTTCAATATTTTAACAGTATATTTGTTAGGACGAGCTACATCTACACTTCCTATTCTATTAATAAAATCCTTAATCATACTATCTTCTGCCTCGTTTCTCTATAAACCATATTTTTATTTACTGATAGTTTTGATCTATATTCTCCTGTATAAAACCTTTCTACTGGCAACAAAACAGCTATGAGCATATCTTCTATTGATAGTTTTAGAAATAAAGATTGTACATAACGAGCTTTATATCTTCTAACTATAGGTCTTACCTTATTATAACTTGAAATTGATCGCCAAGTCATATCTAATTTTTCATTAGAACTATCACCAAACGCCTCTACCAAAGTATTAAGTAACTTGACTCTTAAAGGTATTGACAGATAGTGAAAGTTTATGCCAGTAAAACCATCTCTATGTTGCTTAACAGGGATTGACAAAGGAAATATATCATAATAAGATAATTTCTCTGCTGTTTTAGGTCTATATGCAAACAGATTCATCATGCCATAATTAGGTCTGGCTGTTGTATTTCCTTCCCTTTCGCCTACTCTAATATGTTGCCTAGCTGTCATATCAGTACCTCCCAATGAAGTAATTTTACCACGATACCACCTAGTAGATAACTCTCTACCTTCAGCAGACTGTTTTATGTCATCGAATATACTCACAGGAATATTTATCTAATTCATATGATGTCTTGCTACTTGAACTAAACTATCATATTCTGGTAATTCTTTATTTGTATTCCTCATAGTATTAGAAAGTTCCATGGTTGTTGTATAAGGAATTTTTTCACCAAATATTATATGATGAGCAACTTTGGTTATCATCCAAGTATTATTATTTCTATCTTCACCATATAGATCCCTAGAACCTTCTAAGCCAGTTTCTTCTGGATCACCAGACCCCAAACCTATCTGGGGAAACTCTGCTTGAGCCATCTTACCTACCTGTAATCCAGATATACCATACATCAAACACTGCACCCTTTCATAATTTAGCATATGGTTTAACTGTAGCCTTCTCGTTAAACTATGTTCTGGTGATGATTTACGCCAAGGATAGTCTGCACGTTTTGTGTTGCTATTAATATTTGATACAGATTTTGGTGATGAACTAGAATAAGATACATTAGAGTCAGGCCATTCTGATATTTTTCTCCATTGTGGGTCGGGTGGCCAAAATACGGGTGTCTTTGATGCGTGAGAATATGTATTTTCTTTTAAGTGTTTTAAATAATCACTTTTATAGATATCATATGATTTTGTAAATCCATTATGTCTGATATCTGTACCACACCAAGAACCATCAGCCACTGATAACCATTTATCGCCAGTTGTTACAAATTCAAAATTTAAACTTCTCAACATTCTAGCAGGATAACCGGTGATTTCGGGAGAAAAAGTACTTCCTTCTGCACCAGATGTTGTAGCAGAATTGTTTAGTGTGAATACTAAATCTCTAGGTACAGCTCCTCTTGCCCCCTTAGATGCTTTAGAAATTATACTTTCTCGTTGTAATGGTACAAAGAACCAACCACCATCACTTTGTATTGGCCTTCTAGCACTTTCAAAAAATATATAATCAGCATGAACACCTTTAAATAAATTTTCAGCAAACGCTGGTTGAGGACCATCAACCCCAATACTTGTTGGACATCTAGCTTTATCTGTAAGAGATAAAATAAAATCAAACGGTCTCATACTAGGTATAACAAAATGATGAATATCAGTTGTATCTGTTACTGTTAAAGTTTTCTTATGAACACCTAAATCATCCCACATAACCTGCTTTACAATATCACTAATAGTTCCTTGATAAGTTTTAGAAATGCGGATTCTATCATTGGTTATCATTTCAGTAGAACAAAAATGTAATCTATATTCTAAAGCTGATTGTGTTGTTATTCCCTGTGATGTTATTGGTGATGTTATTTCTTCTATCTTATGGATATATAAGGGTGCATCCTGACTATAATCGACTGCAAAATTTTCTTGACCGGCTTCGCTAGAACCCGCTGTTTCAAATTTTAGCCATAAAAGTTCTTCACCAAGTATTAAACCATTTCTAATAAGATTAATATTATCCATTAACTGTATCCAACCAGTAATTCCTACTTGTTCAATATCCTCAAACATATGAATTTCTGTTACTAGCTCTTGGATATCATACTTAGCATCATCACCGTGTTGTATCTCACACTTTACCAAGTTAACCTGTCCTGGTGCTGGTGTATTGCCGGCTTCTGTTGATGTTTCAGAAATAGCTGTGAGGCTATTTAAAATATTAATCGCCATTGTTTAAGCTTGTTGGAAGGTTATTTGGTTTTTGAAGTCAAAAAGAAATTGACCCAGATAGCCTGGTTGTAAAAGTATTATTTGTTTGCGAGCGTCATTTAATTCTTGTTCATACTCAAAATTTGTAATGGGAGTAGCAGTTGGTACATCAGCAACTTCTACTTTAACTTTAACAACATCATTTCCTGATGATTGAGATGTTTCATAATGATGTATAGCATTTGGGTTTGTATATTTGTCTTTCACATATTTTTGCAAAACACTCATAGACATTGGCCATTCATAATATCTGTCATAATATTTGTTAAACATCAACACTATCCAATGGTATTCAGCTTTGCCATACATATCAAGTGCTACTGATTCTGGTGTTTCCCATTCATAAACATCATATTTGGAAAATAAAGAATTTCTATCCCTTACGGATTGTCTTATTGCAACCCTGGTCAAAATATCAGAAACCATTTGCGGATTACCATCACCGGTTACATCATATGATAGTGTTGGAAAGTTTTTAAAATACATAATTAATATCCTGCAGCTAAAGATTTTGAATCTTGTAGTTGTAATTCTTTAAATGCTAATGTGAGATTAACTTGTACAGGAGCATCCATCCCATCAAATGTAGTAAATCTTTCTCCGCCATATGTTACATTAATACTAGTTAATGCACATTTACCAATTTTATTCATATACTGATTTTCACCTCTTGGTGTCATATACTTAATACCAAATGCTTTGGGCAATCCGTAAATACGAGCAACACTACCGGGTCCTTTAGATTCTGGTGATGAATTAATTTTAAAGTAATCAACAATATCTTTGATAGTAAAAACATCTTCCTCACTTAAAGGCATTAAAGCAAAATTAAATGAGAAGGTTCTATATGCTGGGCCACCATACACAGCAAAACTTTGGTCAAATACGGCTGTACCCGTTGCCTGACCTAGCGCTCTATTGCCGATAGCTTTACCAACATTGCCCAGTAAGCCACCAGCAGCTATAGTTTTACCTTCCTTACTTAGTTTATCTGATACAGCAGTTATAGCCCCTTCAAGACCAGCAGTGTGGCCGCGACCAGGCGGGCCAACAGGAGCATTATAAGCTTGTTCTATTTCTTGTGAGCTTGTAATAAGACCGGACATTACGAAACCAGCTTCTTGTGTATCCCAACCTTGTTCGTATGTTGCTGTGGGATTGCCCGGAATGGGAAGTGCCACCGATGCGCCTTCTTCACCAAAACTATTATCAGAACCACTTGCACCCACTGTACCTTTTATAGCAAATGTGGTAAACATCATATAATGTGAATGTTCAGATGATATTCCTAAATCTTTTGGAAATTGCATTACATCAGTAGGTTTTATTCGCTTAGGTCCAGCACCCCTACCGACACGTCCAGTTGGTGGAATATTAGGTATAGGCATACCACCATGAGGATTGGGTCTACCTGGATTAACTGCTGAAGGAGCGCCAGTAACCATGTCAGCAACTGTAGCTGTGGCTTGAAAATGTGTATTTGGATTATTCCATGGAACAGGTTGTGATGGCGTTGGAACATAAGACATAGCAATATCTGCTATAGGGTTACCAGTTTTCATAATAGGTATATTACCTATATGCTTTTGTACTGTTTTATTAGCTTCTTTACTAGCATAGCTACTGGCTATACCACCAGCACCAGAAAGTAAGCTTCCAAAGGTGCCTCCGGGTGCAGGATCATAACTCGCTGCAAACACACCTGTTGGTAGTTTTCTGCCACTTGCATATAATGCCATATTAATATCCTCTATGTCTAAATAGTATAACTATTTATATGAAAACTAAAAAACATTCTAACTCTAAACGCAAGCCTTACAAAGGTCGGTTTACACCCACTGACCCCGGTAAGTATAAAGGAAACCCACGGAATATCATTTATCGTTCCATGTGGGAACGGCACTGTATGCTTCATTTTGATAGAAACATAAATGTGTTAGAATGGGCAAGTGAGGAAGTGGCAATACCTTATGTGTCACCGTTAGATGGTGAGATACACAGATACTATCCCGACTTCTGGGTAAAGGTTCGTCGTGGTGATAGTCACGTTATCAAACTGATTGAAGTAAAACCAGAGAAACAACTACGACCACCTAAACCAGGCAAACGCAAGACTAAAGGTTACCTGTATGAGGTAAGGGAGTTTGGTAAGAATAGTGCCAAGTGGAAGGCAGCAAAGAAATACTGTGACAAACGTGGTTGGCAGTTTGATGTTTGGACAGAAAAGACAATCGGACTAGGATAAAAAAAGACCCCGCCGAAGCGGGGTCTCGGTCGCAGTTGCCTTACGACTCATCTGCTAACTTAGCAAAATAATCCAAGGTTTCATCGTCGTCAGTCGTTTCTGGCACAACAGCCTCAACAACTGGTTCTTTCTTCTTGGGAGTAAATGTCTCAACAGTACCCTTTACTGATGTGCCAGTAAGGACTTTGTTAAGTTTTTCTTTGAGTTCATCATAAGTCTTGAACTGGTCTGGGTTAACAAACTCTTGCAGACTGTGAAGTTTCTCATTATACAGTGTTTCCAGGCGAGCATCGTCACCTTCAAACAACTGTGATTTTGAATCAAACTCTGATTTGTCATAGTTCCAATAACCATCAACTTTACGAATCTTGAGTTTGAAGTTAGCACCATCCCAAAGATCAAATGGATTCAAAGGGATTTCATCATCAAATGCCGGATTCATGGCTTCGGTAATCTTATCAAAGATTTTCTTGCCATAACGGAACAACCGGACAGTACCATCGTTCTCGGGGTGCTTGGGGTCACTCACAACTAGGACGTTGGAGTAATACTTTAGGATACGTTTCTGTTTACGAGCAATATCCTTATCTGCTTCACTACCACTGTTCCACAATTCGGTGTTGTATTCAGACACAGGGTCATTCTTACCGATAGTGGTCAGGGAGTTTTCAATGTACCAACCACCGGGACCATTGAAAGCATGATTCCAAAGACGGACCCATGGCAAATCTTCACCAGCAGGTTGTGGGAGAAAACGCAACACAGCATAACCGTTGCCGGTTTTGTCTAGGTCAGGTTTCCAGAATCGGTTATCTTCAAAAGAAGAACCGGAGGTGGGGTTTTCGATTTTTTTCAGTTCTGCCTGTAAGGCATCGAAAGAACCAGATTTCTGTTTAAGCTCTGCAAAGCTCATATCGTATCTCCTGTATTATTCATATGATCGTATGTGGTAAAACTTCTACCACTATTATTTAGTATACTATGAAACTGGGGTTTTGTCAAGGGTATAACCAAAGTATTTTAAATCTTTTTTAAATAGTGTTGAGACTATTTCATATGTTTTTTGATTATAATATTCGTGATATGGTTTCTTCCACGAACTATTCAATCTCTTTAGTGGGTTGTGTTCTATCTTTGTCATGTAGCATAACTTCTCCCAATCTTTATCCATCTGTTCGTACTTACCTATCCAGTCTACCATCAGTTCGTTTCTGTGATTGGATAGGTAATCGTACTGACATCCCCACCGTGATACTAAACTCTTTCTGGTGGCAACTTCTTTGATGACCCATTGTGTGAAGTCTACATTCTTAGGCCATGCAGACACTACAAGGTCATAGGGGTTACGAACAAACGATGCCTTGAAGTAGTCTTGTTGCCAAAATACCGTGTGCCTACACTCTTGTACTGGTCTGTGTTGTATTCTGTCTATGTGGTGTAGTGGTTGCCATCCACCAAATGTTTTATTTGGTTGTGGTGGTTCTACAAAGGGACTTACATACTTCGCCAACTCATACGTCATTGATGAGCCGCCGGTCTTTGGAATGTGGAATACTATAAACTTATGTGAATCACTAACGAGCATTAGTCACCATAATTCTTTATGTTGAGGTCGTCACAAGGCCAGAAGTAACCACAAGGCATTTCTGGTTTCTCTACACAACTCATATAAGTCCTCATAGAACCATCTTCGGAATCTTTCATCATTACTTTGTATCTAGAACTGTAAAAATTCCAAGTGCGTTTCTTCTCTATGAAATCTGGTAGAAAGATTGTTTCCATATAACTATGGCATCTGTCTAGGGAGGGGAAATGTTTATCTACTATCTCCATACCAATCGAACCCGATTGTGTTATTGTCAGATAGATTAAAAAGAATATGCTATTCATCTTCGTCACTCATCTTGCCGATCTCATGGTCAATTATAGCCTGAGCAAATGCTTTAGGTGATATCTCACTTTGAACTGCGGCAATAATAAATTCGGCCATCTGTATTTCTTTCTCAAGCCAAAACTTCTTTCTTTTCAAATCTTCTAGACGAGCATTGTAGTCATCTAGTTCTCTTTGCTTACGGACTTTATTTTCAATGATATCCGTAATTGATATGATTTTACTTTTGTCCATGATAAAATTGGTATTAGGGGAGGTGGCCACCTCCCCATATACCGTTAGTCAAACTTATTAGTCCTTCTTGGTGAAGATCCAATAAATGACGCCAAGAGCAACTAATCCAACTAGTCCCTGACTGCCTAGCGATGCCACTAGACCTGTTATATTCCCGATGACATCAACGGGAAGGAAGATCAAATCTGACCCAAATAGTACCTGTAGCACTACTGCAAGGGCGATAAGACTTACTGCAACTTCAGAAATCTTATTGATCCATCCTTTTACGCTTGTAATAATATCAGCCATTTTGGTATTACCTCCTTTTTGGTTGATTTATGAAATCCTCTCATACATTTCCTTCTGGGTTATGTAGTTGAGGTTCGGAATGCCTATCCATTCCTCTATTACACGGTTAACCCTGTCATTGTTTGATATAGGTTTGGGGTTAACTTTGTAATACTGTATGTGTGGGAACTTTTCAAAGATTAATCTATGCTGTTGTATCCAGTTCTCAGGGGGTATTTGATCCCCTTCTGAACTTATGTAACAGTCTGTTCCCTTGTACACATTGTTTGCTTTTTCATTTTCTGAGTATAAATCCATACCCAGCAAATAAATCTCCTGTGTTTGTTCTTGCATTGACGCAAAGAGATTACATAAAGCACCCGACGAAAAACCATAGTCAGTATTACCCGGCAATGATTCTGTCTTGATTACTTTATCTTCTGGTGCGACCCATGTTATCCAAAGGCCTGCCCTTTTATCTCCTAATACTATGTCAATGTTTTCTGGATTGACGTCCGCACCGTTCGCACGGCATTCAGTTAAATAATCTTCTCGGATCTGTCTTAAGCGGTCTAAATCTTGACCACTCATTACAAACTCATTCCAACCATCTACTCTGGGACTTTCATGGATGTAGGACTTTAAGTCAATTTTGTCCTGTTGGGAAATGTGACTTGGGGTTACTAGTTGATCGTATGCCTCTTCAGGCAGTTTATCCCAAGCTCTAAAATATACTACGTTGTCTTTACAATAACCAGACCTATAAATTTCGTGAGACATTTCAATATCAACACAAACCAAACGGTCTGGTGTAAAATCCCTTGCGAGCGCATTACACCCCCAAAGGAGAGTTTTCTGCTTGAGGTCTGGAAGGTCTATTCCTATCCGAGATTCACCATTCCCCAAACATACAACTTTATTGTATTGTTTATTTATCAATTTTAGTCTCTCAAAGCAGCCCAACTGACCGGGAAATGTTCTTTTGCTATCTCGTCTATCTTCCAGGCAATCTCACGGGTTTCTTCTTGTGTGTCTGGTTTACAACGTAGATTACATACACGGGCAAACGCATACAAAGTTCCTGACCAAAAAAACTCTGTCATCATACTCTGTGGCAATACCATTCTCGCTTGTTCAGGACTAACACCAGCAACTATCATACTCTGATACAACTCGGCACAGTGTCGTTCAGCCTTATGTACCTCACTCCCTACTCGCCTCTCACGATTTAACCAAGCAATAGTCTCATCACTAGACCCTTGTTTCTTATCAACTGGACGCCCTCTCCAAGTGTCTGGAGAGTAGAATTCTGGGGGATGGTCTACATATCGTCGTGATACTTCATTTATTGATAAACCGACTTGGTGTTTCATCAGTTGTCTTGCCACGAATATTGGAGCAGCGATGCTCAGGGATAACGAGCAGTGTGAGAAGGGGGACCAATGATTGTGGGTAGCAAGATACTTTATCAGTTTCTTATCTTTATCGGACAACTCATAGATGCCTGTTGCGGGTATGTTCTTTGCCCACTGTGTTCTTTTGGAAAACGAAACTCTGGCAGCATCGACAACTGTTTTATCCGTGCCCATCTTGTCGATATATGTTACAAACATTTCATTACCTCGGATTTAATATCATACTAGACCCAACCCAATCCATCTGTGGGGAGTTCTGATATGTTTGTTGATATTCAAACAGATTGATAGGATGAATAGTAAACACATTATTAGAAATATGTTCTTCATCAACTGGTTCTGTATTCCTGTACAAATCTATTGCACCGTCCTTTGTGTATGACTCGACAACATACTGCTTTCTAGTCACGGACATTTCTTCTATGACCCAATGTGTCATTATCAGTTTACCGTGAAGTCATAAAGTGAATCAACGATGTGCCGAATAACACGATAAGGGTCTGCGTTAGATGCGGGTCGTCTATCTTCTAGATAACCCACCCAGTTGTTGTTAGCAGTATGAACAGGGATGCGGATACTAGCACCCCTATCACTAACGCCGTAACTAAATTTTTTAATTGATTGTGTCTCATGTTTTCCTGTTAGCCTCTTTTCGTTGCCGGCGCCATACTCTTTGATGGCACTCTTATGATGTAAGCCCAGTATTGTACAAGCATCGCGGAAGTATGTTTCACCACCCTGACTTCTCATTCTAGCATTAGAGAAGTTGGTGTGCATACCAGAACCGTTCCAATCACCTGTCTGTGGTTTGGGATCAAGGACAATCGTGACACCGTGTTTCTCGGCAATACGATGTAGAATGTAACGTGACATCCACAAGTCATCGCCTGCACGAATACCACTACCTAACACTTGATACTCCCACTGGCCTAAGGCAACTTCTGCGTTTGAACCAGTGATACCGATGTTGGCGTTCATACAGGCTTCAGCATGACGGTTAGCAATCTCACGACCAATAACATTGTTAGAACCTACACCACAGTAGTAATCGCCTTGTGCTCTGGGTTTTCCCTTTGCAGGCCAACCAAGAGGACGACCGTCTTTGTACATGAAATATTCTTGTTCAAAACCAAACCACCATTCATCACTGATAAGGTCAAGACAATCGGTTCGTGTATTGGACTCATGCGGTTCACCGTCTGCGTTCATCACTTCACACATTACATATGTACCTTCTAGACCCGGCGCTGTTCTTGTAGCATCGGCACGAATACGGTCAATCGTGGTGTATTCAGCAACTGGCATAAGAATACAGTCGGAACTGTCTCCTGTTGCCTGTCGTGTAGATGAACCATCAAAAGACCACGGATCAACGTAGTCATCAAACTTTACTTTGCTTCTTAATGACTGTGTAGGTTTGTAACCATCAAGCCATACATATTCTAATTTTCTCATTATGTTCCTACCTTCTTTATGTATTTCCAATATTCTGGTTCATTGGGCCAG